ATGGAACAGACATTTGAGGATTACAAAGAAATTACAGTTGAAGATGCAAAGCAAGAAGTAGAGTTAGATCTGCCAAAAAAGGTTGAAACTGTATCTCAGCCTCCAGCAAAGATTGATAAACCAAATCAACTTCTTGCTCAAGATAACGGCATGCTTGTTGGTTCAAGTCTCGAACAACAATATCGTTTGGCTAAATACTATCATCAATCAGGCCTCCTCCCTAAGACTTTAAACTCACCAGAAAAGGTTCTTGTAGCACTACAAATCTGTCATGAGCTTGGTTTAAAACCTATGGCCTCAATCTCAAAGATTGCAGTGATTAATGGAGTTCCGCATCTCTTTGGAGATTTACCCTTATCTCTTGTTTTAAAATCTGGGCTTTGTGAAAACTTCTTTGAAACTTGGATTCATGATGAAAATCAAAATGTGATTGGAGCTACCTGCACAGTCAAAAGAAAAGGGCTTCAAGAAATTTCAAGGCAGTTCACTATTACAGATGCAGAATCTGCTGGGCTTTATAAGAATGATGTTTGGAATAAATATGAACGTCGTATGCTTCAGTTTAGAGCTAGAACATGGGCTTTAAAAGATGCTTTTCCAGATGTTCTCTTAGGAATGTCAATCGTAGAATATGACACTGGTGAGGCTGTAAATGAAAAAGGTGAATCACTCGAGAAACCTCAAAGTAGACTTGCTGAAAAATTATCTGAATAAGTCTTGACCAAAGTCGTGGTTATTCTACACTAGATTTAGATGAGTAAAATTATGAGACAAGTCGAATTTGAGATGCCCCTTCCCGATGGATCTGTAATCGCAGGGCTTGCTTCTGGTGAACTCCTTCCAGCTCAACCACTTGAGGGGATTCTAACTGAAGATATTAAAAATCTTAAAATTTACGCTAAATATTACCACTTTACTGATAGAGAAATTCCACTTGATATCCCTGCACATTTAGAAAGAAAGCTTGAAGATTTTGTTTTAGATGAATTGTGCGGAGTGATAAACTAATCGCCCTTGCACATGCTCTTTCCCCACTTTAAAATATTTGATCTGTGGTTAGCGCTGTAGGCGTAATAGCCGTCTAATTTCGAAGCTGATAGGGTATAAAACGATTCATCAGGCTTAATACAATCAGCAACAAGGTAAAAATCTAAGTAGAATTTTACGCACTTCTTATCGCCAGGAGTACATTGAATGACATCTTCTAAGAATTTCTCTTCTTCAAATGTAATGATGCATTCATCATAAACAGGAGTAGTTTTACATCCACTAGTTATCAATGCGCCCAAAAGCACCAGAACCAAGACGTAATGCTTCCCTACGTAATTTCCTGCGCTCTTCAATAGTCGTTGCATTTTTTGCCTCTGCTAATTTATCGACCGAAAGATCGATGTCTGTGAAAAAATCACTTAATTCTTTTTGATCAAGAGCCTTACCTATCTTTGTGAAGATTCCAAAGATTTGCGGTAAAACTGATAAAAAGCCACCTAAAGCTGTAAAAAATGTGAGCATAATTCAATGGTAACTGAATTTGATAGGAAAAAAAGCCTATTATGGTAATTATTTCTTATGCAAGAATCAATCAATACACAAAAATGTAGTGTTTGTGGTATTCTTAAACCCAAAATTAAAACAAATAGAATAAAAACTAGAGCTAATGGAACTACTTTTCATTTGTATGTTGATAACCATGGAAAGGCATGGAGATGGAATGTTTGTAGAGTTTGTGAAAATAAAAAAAGGGTTTTAAGACATAGGATAACAGGCAAGCATCAATCCGTCGATACTTGTCAAGCTCATAGAGTAAAATTAGGTAGAGAATCTGAAAGAAAAGTTGAAAACTATTTTAAAGGTCTTGGATATAAAATAAAATTAACAGATCTTTTAGGACCAGATTTAATCTGTGAAAAAGATAACTTTATAATCACTGTAGAAGTAAAAACAATCTCTAGACTTCACTATTCTTGGGTAGCAAAAAAACCAACAAAAAAACAAACCTCTTGTGATTACATAGCTTTTGTTTTCAATGATTTTGTTTTTGTTAGACCTATGAAAGACTTTATAAGAACATTAAATACTTCTACAGTGGTTATTTTAACAAACTTGATAAATTCAATTGCATTCAATAAACCCCATACTAAGATAAAGTCATGAATCACCAAAAAACTATAGATGGAATGAAGCAATTTCTTGAACAAAACGACCTAAAAGGCGGTGTTTTTTTAATCCTAGATAAAAATGGCTCTTATCAACACCTCACAATTAATCTTTCTTCTTTTGAAATCATTGGATGCCTAGCTTACCTAGCGGATCAAAAAGAACACTTTATTAAAAAACACAGAGAAAAAGAAGTAAACCTTGGTCCTCAAAATAAACCTGCATTAACCCCTGTAAATTGAGCTGGAAACCATTACTCAAGAAGTATGGTGTAAATCAGGCAAGACAAACAGCTCACGTAAAGCAGGAGCTTGATGGATATTCATTTGCGAGTGGACTTGAAAGAGATACTTACCTGCATTTAAAGTTGATGAAAGCTGCAGGGGAAATTTCTGCAATAAGATGTCAGGTCACAATCAATATTACGAAATATATAAGATGGCGCATTGATTTTGAGTGCGACGATATTGAAGGAAATGTTTTCTATGTTGAAGCAAAAGGTTTTGAAACAGAAGACTATAAACTTAAGAAAAAAGCGTATAAAGAATTTGGAAAATTTCCTTTATATGTTTATATAAGGTATGGAAAAGACCAAGTCACAATCAAAGAAACTATATTCCCTGAAAATGCCTACGAAACTCTCAAGGGATCAGCATAGCACTAAGCTTATGGAATCTATTTCCAAAGTTTATGGGAGTCATTTTAAAGGCTTTTTACCTGAAAAATTAACCTTCGATAAAGATGGAAGAGTTGTCTGGGAAAGATTGGAAAAAACCGATGAATAATTTACCTTCTCCTCAAGAATTAAAAGAAAAACATGAAAAAGAAGAAGCTTTGAAAAATTGGAAGCTAGATAATTTAAAACCCAAAAGCTACATTCCTCATCGAGGATACGTCTGGAACCCACTTAGGGCTTATCCAAGAAACCTTTTTTGCCCATGCAGAAGCATGAAGAAGTTTAAGAAATGCTGCTTACCTAAGATGCCTGCAACGGTGAAAGCAGAAGATGAAAAAGTGCTTAAAGAAGCTGTTCAAAAAGCATTGAAAATTCACTTAACTCGGTAAATATTTTCAATATCTAAAATGTCGTTTGCATCCATTCTTAATTCTGGACTGTCAGAAAAATCATCGACATTTATAGGAGAACCAAATTTGCTTTTATTATTTGCAATTTGCTCTTTTGTAGATGGATATTGAACTAGATCCACATTCACGCCAGCATCTTTTAACCTACGAGCAGCTTCAAGCCTTCTTTGAATTGAAGGAGCTCCTGGCTCCGTTGCCCTTGCGTACTCTTCATTTAAAACATCCGGTAAAATGATTTGAACTGTAGAGTTATTTTTCTGAAGTAAAGGGATGTAATCATCACGCCCAACAAGATCGGACCTGGTTCGAACCAAAAGATCTCTTCCATTCATTTCTTCTAGTAATTTTTTGGTGTGATTATATTTACTATCTTGCCACATAAAAGGATCAGACTTATCACCTAAAACAATTTGCCCATCGTGAGCGTCTAATGCTTTTTTTATCTTTTCAGCATTACCAGGATAAGCCATAGGGCCTTTTCTTGAAGCTTTTGTTGGGATGTCACCACCTACTGTTTTTGGAGCATTATGAATGTCCATTGAACCATAGGTGTCAATAAAGAGCGTGTCTCCTACTTTTTTGACAGGCTTTTCGTAAACAACTTTCTGAGTGCTATTGTTGAATCTATCTTGAAGATTTTCGACATTATTGTGAAAATTTCCTACGAAAGAATCCGGATCAATTTGTTGCCCTTCAATAACGGTGAGACCTTTTTTTAAGTCCTTTTTAAAAGGAGGTTTATTTCCTTTGCCCATTTCACCAGTTAAATCATCTACAAAATTCCATAGACTTTGCCCAGAAATTCCTTTTTTTTCAGCGGCATCAATTAAATCAAGAGCTGCTTTTTCACCAGATGGAACGTCCTTACCCTTAGGTACAAGAGCAAGAAAACCAGTTTCCCCAGTTCTTCTAATAGTCCCCATCATTGGAGCAACAGGAAGTCCCTCACTTCCAATTCTATTCACCATATTCTCAGGCTCAATTGGATCAATGGATTTTAAGTGCTCTTGAATTCCAGCGATCTCTTCAGGAGATAATCCACGATTTTGAGCAACAGAGGATACTGCTTGTTCATTTGGAACTTCACCATAACCAGGACGCAAAGCTTTTGCTTCATCTGGTTTTAGGAGATTCTCAGTGTAGTACTGCGCATTTTCTTGCGGTGTGATTGGAGCTTCAGATTGAGGATTTAAATACATGCCAGCGTATTTCTTTAAATCAGAAAATGGATCAAGAAAGTTATACCCTTGCTTTATTTTATCCCAAACGTCGTCTTCCATTATTTACTCAATAACCTTTCTAGGTTTTGACCTGGAACATCTTGCTTTAAAAGCTGCAGGCCTGGATCTTGATTCACCTGTCTTGGTTTTACAGCACCATCAGGAGTTGGAACACCTTGCGAAAACTTCATAAATCTCTCTTTATGTTGATCACTATGAGCAATGCAAGCCTCTCTTACAGCACGAGGCGCTGATTTAAAATCAAAAGATGCCATGTATTCATCAAGTACTTTCATATGGATTTGGTCATCGTCCGCAGGTCCAATATCAACAAGCTTCCCTTCTTTTAGAAGCTCAAGCTCACGCTCTTGGGTTTGCTTATTAATATTAACCCATCGGTATGCAGGATCAGGCGATTTGATTTGAAGCATCTCTAAGATTTGATTCCTGTCTTGCAGAATACCAAGCTCGACCAAATGACCAACCTCATCTGCCATGCCCATTTTAGTCCAGCCCATTGGATTTAAATCTTCCAAATAAATATCAGCAGGACTTGGAACTAACCCACCATGGAAAGTTTTTGAAGAATAATTTGATCCTTCAATTTTAACTTTTCTAGCATCTTGCTCATCGATAAATTCAGCGCAATTTGCAAAGATTGCGTAAAAGATATCAATGATATTTTGATTAAGCATTTTGATAAAAGGCGCGTATTGTGATCTGTCTTGCTCTAAAACCAATTGAAGGGCAAGCGCTGTGCGTGTGGCTTGAGGAAGGTCCCCACGAGCAGCAGGGCTTGAGCCTAAGATTCCTTGCAAAGAATTTCTTACATCGGACTTATGAGCATTCATCTCAGCAAAACCAAATGCAGGGACTACTATTTGAGGCGGGCCACCTTCTTTATTAAATTTCATGATCCCACCAGGACGGTCGGTAAACTGTTGATCAGGCACTTTAGCTTCATTTGCAACCCACCAACGAGGCCTTGCAGCTAGATTCCTTGCTTCAACAATCATGGAAGAGGCACGATTTAATTGCTCTTGTAAATCCATCACATTTTCAATACCGCTCATACCGTAAAACCCTGTCATGTTTTGGTCAAATGGAAGATGAGTGACTGGCAATTTTTCTTCAGATTCAATTGATTCACGAACTTTTAAAAGAGTGCTGCCCACCCATGTAGCGTAAAGCCCTTCAGGAAACCAAGGAGTAGGCTTATGCCAGTAGTGATTCTGTAAAACAAGGTCATCGTCATATCTTACATTTTGAGTAGTAGGATTATAGCATTTTACAGGTTCACTCTCGATCTGCTTTCCATGGATCTTCTCAAGCTCCTGCTTATTTGCAGTATCAACCCTTATTGCATCATACATGTCGTCTAATTCTTCAAATCCAGGCCTAAATAACCATTTAAAAGGAGAATCAATTTTTACTCTAACGTCCCCACGATAATTAACAGTGGTCTCACTTTTTTCTTCTGGGATATTTTCATTGAAAGAATCAGTTTCAAAAGTTTTCTTTTCTTGAGAATTTAAATTTACCTTACCGCCTACACTTGGATCCCAATAGGTGTGAACAAAGCTTGAACCCCAGATAAGGGATGCTTTCACATGCTTAAGTAATTTCTGCTCAAGCTTTTGAGTTCTGTAATAGTACTTTCCATATTGCTCGGTAATCTCAGCGTCTTTAATATCGTGCTCATCAGATGAGTTCGCAAATACCCTTGCAACAGGCAAGTTTGCCGTGATGATTGATAAAATTCTTTGGATAGTTTGATTTGTGTAGTTTTCCCGAACTGAAACTCTATACGCATTGCTAGTGCGATTAAGTCTCGTGTAGTGATTTCCAGTGTAGAAAGCATGGTTTGTTCGCCACGTTTTATCATAGTTCATTTTTCGCTCAGAGAACCAAGCGTCTTTGTAATCGTTTAAAACTTTGCAAAGATTCTCTCTTTGATTATCAGGATCTTTCTTAAATTTGATGTACGCATCTCTAATGCTGTCTTTTCTTTCATCGCTCATATTCCAGATCCTTCCATTACGTCAAAATCTTCGTTGTCTAAATTACGCATTTTTAGCTCGTAATTTCTGGTCATTTCTTCAATTTTTGTTTTAGTATCATTTATGAATTCATCTGATTTTAAAGTGCGCTCAATGAGCTGAGAGTTAACAGCTTTCATTTGCATAACAAGTGCTTTAAGTTCGGTTTGCTCTTTGATTTGTCTGCCTAGAATTCTCTGCCATTCTTTTTGCTTTTCTTGGATAAGGTCAAACTTTTTATTAAATCTGTGCTCACGAAGTTCTAAGAGACCTAGAACGATTGCTGTTAAAAGTATAAATTCAATTACCATTTTCATTTTTCCAATGCTTTTTTTCTAAGGTTAATTTTACTTGCTGCTTCAACACCAGGGATAGCAATAGTTTGCGCTGTTGGAGCCATAATTCCAAGTCTATCCATTGCACCCACTAAATTATTTAATTGTTTTGCTTGAATTTGACGGCCATATCTTCTTAGAAAATTATGGATCAGTCCCACCGCTGCTCCTGTCATAGCAGAATCTTTATAATCACTACCTCGAGAAGCTCCAACCCCAGCTCCTCCTATAATCATTCCATAATCAGATAGAGAAACCATTCTATTTGCAGCATTACCAGCAATTTTATCCTCTAAAATCTTTTCAGAGGTAGCTAAATTCCCATATGCTTTTTTGCTTTCACCAAGTTCTTTTCCGATTGGCATGTTAAATTTTTTAGCTAAAAATTCAGCAGTTTCATCAATTCCATCATTTAATTTAGAGTAAAGTGATTTGAAATATTGTTGTTTTATTGGTTCACTAGCTTGGCCTGAGTACCACTTTTTAACAAGAGTTCCAGCTTCAGTTTTTAATTTATCAGCTTCTTTGATGCCTATAAATTTCTTTCCTTTTGAAAATTTCTCAAGAAGCTTATCAATTTGTTCATTGATGTCACCGCCATCTAGATCAGAACTAATATTAAGATCTTTTCTAATTGCATCTTTAATCTTTTGAACATCTAACCCGTATTCAACTTTTCCAGCTTGAGGAATTCTTTTTGGATCTAAAGGAATAGCATCCATTAGTTTTTGTGCTTCTTGATTTGCAAAGTTTTCAGAAGCTGCTTGAATTTGATTTATTAATTGACCTTTTTTTGCTCCAACGATCTCTCGAGCGCTTTGAGCTCTTTCAAGCATAGTATCTTGAGAACGAGGAATATTTCCAATAACACCTTCATCAAGTAAGGTTCTTCCAATGGAGTTAACATTGCCTCTAGCTAAAGCATCTTTTGCTGCTTTTTTATTTGGACCTAATGCTTTAAAGGCAGCTTCTTCAGCAGAGTTTTTCATTCGCTCTTTACCACCACCGAAAGCTGTTCCAAAAGCTAATCCAGTCCCTGCATTTTTTAATCTTTCAATTATTGCATCGTAATTTGAATCTTGCTCAGGAATATTTTGAGCAGCACCAATTGCACCACCTAGTAAGCCTTGAGCAGCTCTTGTTGCTGGAACAATTTTCCCTAATCCTGTTCCTAAAGCAGCTCCTCCTGCCATTTCACCTACGAAGGAAAGAGCTGGATTTGATTCTAATGCTTTATTGTAGGAAGATTTTGCTTTTGGTCCTAAAACTTTTCCTGCAATTTCTGGAGCATAACCTAATGTTGGTGCTTGACCCATTCCAGCAAGGGCTGATTCTAAACCACCCATTGGATCATACTTAGGAAGAGGAGGCATAGACGCAGATTCAAGGTGAAGCATGTCATCATCAGATATGAAATCATCACCACCTTGACCTTGTTTTTTTTCTAAAGCTTCCATTTCTTTATCAGAGATAAAATCTGCCATGTTATTTTACCTTTTTCCAACCACCGTTTACTTTTTCATATGTAATTCCTTCAACCACTTTTGTTGCCTTAGGAACAGCCGAAACGCTTGGTATTTTATCATAAGCTCTTCCAGCTTCTGCTTTTAGTGATTGAAAAACTTGAGCTCTATTTGCTGCTTTTTGCGCTAGGACCTTTGCGGAATCATTTGGTCTTGGAAAATATTGTTGTTCCGCACTCTTGAACTCCGGAGGACTAATAGACGCTCCTGATTCTCGTCTCAAATCAGCATTGATAAAGTTTCGTTCAGCTTGTAATTGTCTTTTGACATTTTCATCTTGCATTACATCAGGCAAATTTCTTGAATAGAATGAGCTAACGTCTTGAGGTCTGTAGCCTGTAGAATAAAGATCTTGAAACACTTGCTCTGCTTGTTCTAAACGTTTTGCAAAACCGCCGACTTTAAATTGATCAGCTTTTGGTTCTTTTTCTGTCTGTGATTTTTGTGACGTTCTAGCAGAAGCATCTTGAGATTTCATGCCTTGAAGTTTTAGTTGATTCTCTCGATTCCTTTGATTCTCCTGAGACAAGAACTCTTGTTGCATTTTTTTCTGAGCCATTGCATTGTCAAATGCTGCAAGTTGACCTTTTGCTTTTTGATCTCCAGTTGCAGTTAAAAGCTCAAGTTGTGCTCTAAGTCTTGCCTCTTGCTCAAGTGGAATCATTTTTTCTTTGAAGTCTTGTTGTTGTTTTAATTTTCGAAGTTCAATAATCGGTTTAAGCCTAGACATCTCTGCTTGAGATTCAAGAGCTTGTTGCCTTAGTCTACTTTGATTTAAATTATCGACAGTCTGCATGCCTTGAGCTGCATTTCCCGCTGCTTGATTATAATTCCCAGCAATAAGAGATCCAAGGCCATTTGCAGCACCAGAAATAATAGAGCCAATATTTGCTCCAGGAGCTCTTTGCGCTCTACTGTTTGCAGAGATTAACATTGCCTGTCTTGTTAATTCATCAAGATCATTGTCATCACTGCTATATAAATCTTCTAAATTACCGTACTCGTCCATGATTACCTCAAATAATAAGAAGGAACATTGCTATAGCTTACTTGCGGTTTGTATAAATCTTCCGATGAAGGAAGCTGCGCGTTTTGTTGATAATAACTCACTGGTGCTTGTTGCCCTGGAACAAGCGCCCCAGCTCTAGATCCTGCAGCAGCACCGCCTGGGCCAACTGCAGCTCCTGCAACAGTTCCTGCAGTAGATACTAAACCACCGATGAGTTGAGCTTGTTGGGCATTAATTTGTTGTTTTAGATTGTATGCATTTTGAAGAGCAGCACTTGCAGCTTGAGAATCTCCAGCTTCGATTGCAATTCTTGCTTGTTCTTTTTGATTTGCAAAAGCAATTTGTGAATCTTGTAACTGTTGTCGTGCGTTTGCAGCAGTCATTGCTCTTTGGTCTCTTGCTTGTCTTGCTTGTTGCCCTAGATTTGAAACAGCAACTCCCATTCTATCCATTACGTCATTTGCACTTCCAATGTTTGAGAAACCACCAGTGGTAGCTCCTGTTGCAGCTTTTCTATTTTCAACATCAGATAAAATTGAACGCCCACCTTGAACAAGTTGAGCACGGTCCCCTTGAAAATAAGGATCATCAGTTAAAGGAACTTCTTTTGAACCTTCCTCTAAAGCTTTTAGCCTTGCTTCCATTTGAGGAGTGTAAGAAGGTCCTTGAAGATTGTTTAAAGAGGCAAGTTGGTTTCGTGTTGATTGCGCTCTAATTGCATTTTGTTGTTCTTGCAAGCTTTGCGCATCTCGCCTTTGCTCATTTGGTTTGTCCCATAACTGATCTCCAGCAAGAAAACCAACAGGACCCCCAACGGCAGTTCCGACAATTTTTCCAATGCTATCAAATAAACCCATTTAATCACCCCTGATTAATTATATACTCAAAATATTAAAAGCAAAACTTCTCCCGATGTCGGTCTTTTCAAAAAAACGTTCTTATCGTCTGAATCCTTCGTCATTTGAAGCCCAGCAGTGCCGTTTAATTCTCCTGCTACCGCTTGCGGAGATGGATAAGCACAAACCTCAATACATCCTTGAGGCCTACGTCCTAGGTTATGCCCAATCTGCGTCTCTGAAGTGCCAATGCGTGCGTATTTTAATTGGCAATCGATATTATCTTGAAAAGTAATCTTCTTACGAGACCACTCGATAATCTGTCGAAACCAAGATCTATTTGCTTGATCACCATAATCATATAACTTCATGCAGCAAAGTTCCCCCTATTTCTGATAATGGAGAAGGCTTGTTCAAACCCTTGTAGATTTAAGTCTTGGTCGATGTTTGCATTTCTAAATTTGTAGCGAATGGATCTTATTTTCCTTCGAGGAATTGCAAGATTCTTTGGAACAGCAACAGCGCCAGCGCCCCACTCAAAATCACCCCAAGGAGAGTCACCCCAAGCGTTAGTTGAATTGATTGAAACGTTAATTGGAGCGGAAAAAGAATCAAACCAATCATAAGCAAACGAAACGTCGATATTGATTGTAGAGACTTTAGCATTAAATATAAGCGAAGCTTTAGCCAATTTTTTGACATACGAAGTGGTCCCAAAGTTAAACCAATTTGTGGTGTAATAACCATCGATTGCTATCCTTGAAATAACACTATGTATACCAGTTCCTTGAGTGGAAAGATTAATTGCAGTGCCAGCTGTTGCATTTGATAAAGTTGTGGCTACCTTAATTACGGTAGCTGATACTCTAATGGCATAATAGATCGTGTTTGCAGTTAAGCCTGTTGGTAAGCCTCCCGTGCTTCTAAAGACAACTTCATCTCCAGTTTGATAAGACTTTGAAACCGTAATTTCTTCAGTCCCAGTATTAACCGATGTAGGATCTACTCTTTCTAGAAAAACATCTGATAAGTCTGATCTTGTTTCAGTCACTCTTTGAGCAACAGAATATCCAAGGTATGTGCCTGCTAAATATTTATTATTTGAATCATCGTAAGAAATACACTTGTATTGAAGTGAATTGTAGACAAACCAACCGACCATAGTGTCTTTATCTTTATGAACACTTAGAGCATATCCAATTCTTTGAGTGGAAGAACCAATAAAACAAACGTAATGGCCATATCGTTTATCGTGAAAAGCTACAGCAAACCTTTTTAGATTTTCAGAATAGCTCTTAAGATCAGGCTCAACATTGTCACCGATATTCACTGGTTCATTGCCGTTTGTGGCGTAAAAGCCATTATTTGACAGAAAAATCAGATAGGTGTTTCCCTCTTGCCCTACAGTCACAACACTTTTTGGAGCAACACACCCATTGCCATTTACTTCAAGCCTTCTAAAGGCAAACGCATTACCACCAGAATCATCAGGACCAAAACCCACAAAAATCGCAACATTAGTTTTCTTAAAAACAAACAAAGATTCTCTATAACTCTGACATCTGGCAATATCCTCGCCGTCACCTTCAGAAAAACCATAAACAAATGCTTCTCTCACCGCTTGCTCATCTGGAAAAGAATGCGGATTTGAAACTTTTGAGCAATATACTTTTGAGCCTTTCCAACCAACCAAACGTCCATAGTGATTTGTGATTCCAACTAATGAAGTCGGTGCTGTTTTATTTAGAGCAAGACCAAGTTCGGAGTAAAGCTGCAAAGAATCTGCAGTTGGAACTGAAGTTGTGATTGTAATTGAGTTTCCAGTTTGATCAGCAGCAGAAGCTGTTTTTGTTCCAACAAGAATACTTGCCGCTGCAATTCCTGTCGCACGTCTGTAAACCCTGAAAACATCCCCCTCTAATATGTTTCTTGAACCATAGATAGGGCCATTTACTACAGCATTTATTGTTGCACCTTTATTTGAAATCATGGTTGATGAAAGAGGAGATTCACCTAGGTTATAGGTTCCAACGATTTCATTTACAGTGTAGTAATAATCAAACCCAGTGCCTCCATCTACGGTTGAAAAATTACCAGTAGGACGAAGGGAGATTGTAGAATCAAGAATCACAGATCCATCAAAGAACCTAAGATTATTATCTCCATCAACAAAAAATAATTTGTTATCTAAAACAGCACACCAAATTTGATTTGTAGTTGAGATTGCAGGAGATGGAGAAATATTTGTTTTAGATCCTGTTTCAGTGGTTGAATACTGAAAATCACCACCTGAGAATTGATAATAGTACCGAACACCGTTTAAAACGCATGTTCCTACCTCGTCAATTTCAACAGCAGTTGCTTCATCAGCAGAAAATAGCATTTTATTGCCATTTCTTTTTCTGATAACACCTGGCTCATCTTGAAACGTGTTTATGAGATCTAAAGACAATCCATCTTTTACATCGACTGGATTTGTTTTTTTATCAACGCCATAAAAACGTCTTATTGCAAAGTTTTTCCATTTATATGCCATATCGGTTGTAGTCGCTATCCCAATCGTCCGTGATTACCATTGTGGCAGCTTGCTGATCCTTGTTTTTCGCAGAATCAAGCATGTTTTGAAGCTCATCTTGCCATATTTTATAAGCTTCCTGGAAGATTCCTTCTCCAGACTTTCTCAAACACTGAATAGAGGCGTACTCGGCTAAAATCTCATGATACTCCGATGGAATTCCTGGAATATCTGAATCAACAGCCATATCAATGACTTTTGGAACAAACCAAAGTCTTATTTGATTTGCATTTGTTGGAACAGGTCTAAAATAAATCTTACTTGCTACAACAAAATACCCAGACTGCTGCAGATAATTATTTCTTACAGGATAAAAAGGATCAATCCCATTATTTGCAATATTAAGCCTATCTAGCTTAAAATAATCATTTGCTGAAACAGATCCGTTTGATCTCATTTGAACATTAACTAATTTAAGCAGGGTTGCAGGTAAATCGTATCCTTCTTGCTCAGCAACGAAAGAGAAAAGCCCACCATTTGCAAGAGTACCTTCCACTGTGAAAAGCTCTTCGTATGTGGTGACAAGTTTTGCATAGATGTATTTTAAACCCTGATTGATATAGGATTTAAGCTCATTTACACCGATAAAAGTGCTAGCTTCCTCGTCTGCCTTCTCTCTGCTTAGATCGATTATCTGCTGTAGGTTCAAGCGAAATCACTTTCTGAAGACATATCTTCTGATTCTTCCTCAGCCATTGGTTTTTTTCGTTTTCTCATTTGCTCTAAAACCATTTTCTCTTTTGGAGAAACCATCATGGAAATCATTTCATTTTCACCAGATTCTTGCTCGTCTTCGCCCATCATTTCCATTGGATCACGACTCATGTCCATAGGTTTGCGTTCAAGTTTATCACGGCCTAGCATCAATGCTTTTTTTCTTAATTCCATTTTATCCATTTTATTTCCCCTTTATAGTTCGTAAGCAAAAAGTCTAACAGAAGTGCAAACAAGAACAGCGCTTGGAGTTCCAGCTGCATCGAGAGCCCACCTGGCTTTATAAGTATGATTTCCTGCTGCTGCAGAAGTATCCACGTAAACAAAAGATGATGATGGCCAGCCTCTTTCCTGTCCAGCGTTTGCAGAAGTTGCTGTTTGAGAGAGCATATATTTTGCGATGTTGGTTCCATCTAAATCAAAGAAAATTGCACCGTACATTGGAGCTTCAGCAAAGGGTTGTCCGAATGAAGAACCTCCATATTGCATGGAAATAAAAGAAGCGTTTGTTCCATCACGAGCCATGAGACCTACGACAACAGGCCTTCCAGTAGTTGTGATATTGACTGAAAGATTTGCGATATCTGCGGTGGTAGTGCTTGAGTAATTTACCAAACCACAGTTTCCACTGATCTGGACTGTTTTTGCAGCAAGCTTTGCTTGAGTGACTGAATTTGATGCAAGCTTTGCAGTTGAAATTGCTCCATCAGCAATCCCTGCAGAAGGAATTTGAACGCCTTTTCCTGAAGTATGATCATGTTGATCAATACTCGAGAAGGAATCTGAAATGGAAGTTGGATAGTCTGTGTCACCAGGACTTGGAATTTTAAGTCCCATATTTGAAGTAGTGGTGAAACCAACCAAAAGGAGCAACATTAACAGAAAAAACGATACATTTTTCATTATCAAACCTCTAATAAGTGATCTTTTATAAATTCTCGGTCTTTTTTATCTAACCAAGAAGCTAGAACTTCCTTTTTAAAGCCTGGACATGTTTTTCCCTGTTTAATTGCTGAATCAAATTCATTATGACAGAATATTTGATTTTCTGGAATATCCCATTTTATTTGACACGCCTTGATAAGGGAATAGAGAGCATTCCAAACGATACTAGAGAAATGATCTGTTCCAGGGATGCAAATGCCAAGGTTATTTTCGTTATGTCCTTCAACGTGAGCCCCTTGTTTTACAATAGAACGGCCTGAGTGCACATTTCCGTAAGCATCGATGACGTAATGGTACCCGATATCCGAAAACCCACGTTGTTCCACGTGGTATTTCCTGATTGCATCGACTGAAATGTTAAGACCATTTTTAGTTGCCGAGCAATGGATAGTCATTTTGTCGAATTTTATCATAAACAGTTGTTCTGGTATTTCTTTATGAGCTCATTGATCTCTTCTTTCGAAGGACAAGAGTAGTTTTTCTCATAATTGATCTTGCCCCATTCACTTTTCCCAAAATTACTTGGTTTATGTGAACAAGAGGCAAGTAAAAACAACGGTAATATTAAAATCTTTTTCATTTTTTCTCGCTTGGATTCGGTTTATCTCCCTCTTTCTTTTGTGTTTCGAGCTTTTTTACGGCATCTCGCACAGAAAAAAGAAGGGAGATAAGATCCGGTAAATACTTCAAGAAGAGTAAAATTCCATTTATTAGTTTAAGCATCCTGATTTTCTCTCTTTGCTACCTATATAAGTTTAAGCTTTTTTGAAAGATTTGGCAAAACCGATGATCTCTTCAACTAAAGCCTCTGTTTTAACTGCAAGGCCTAAAGCGCCTTCAACTTTTGCTTCTACTTCATCATTTGTTAGATCAAATTTTGCTTTGAAACTTGTAAGCAATTGAGCTTTTTCAGCGTCATCAAGATCTTTTAATTCAGCCAATAATTTTGCAGGTTGAAGGGAGGTTAGAGCGATTGCTTCCCCACCCAAAGGCATTAGGTGAGCAAGTCTTGCAACAATCCCACCTTGTTCAGCGATGAACTTTTCAAGCACGCTTCCAACTGCTGCAATTGCTACGACAACTTTTTCTACGTTTTCAATGTTTTCCATTTTATTTTCTCCTTAATAATTCGACTGATCTTAGTCGTGATTCATGATCTTCTAGAGCTTTATTGTGACGGCCAACATTGTCAATTACAATTGCCACTCTGGTGTTTAAACTTTGCACCGACTTAACTCCTGTTGACATCAATGCTATTACTGCTCCTTGAAATATTCCGGAAATTATTTTCCCGAAATCTATTTCATATTTCATAAAACTCCTTTTTTATGTTCAAAGATCTTTTACAGATTCACAGTTATACAAATCAGGACCCGCATCCTTGCAGTCCCGCACTAAAACTCTTTTTGCGCTACATGACGTTAAAGCTAAAATTAATGTGAGAAAAATTATCAAACGCATTTTATTCCTTATTGATATTGATACCTGATTACAAAAATTCCATCACTGCCTGCACCACCAGTACTTGTATTGCTTGATCCGCCGCCGCCTGATCCTGTATTTGCAACACCACTCCCAGCTGGAGATCCTGTAAAACTTCCAGCCCCTCCAATTGAGGAGCCTCCTGCTCCAGCTGAAGATCCTCCAGTGTCAGTACCACCACCACCACCACCGGCATAGGTTTGCGAAGAACCAGTTTGCAGACTGTTCGAAAGGCCTGCTCCGCCTGAAGCTCCAGCGGTTACACCATCTCCATTTGCACCAACAGCTCCCGCACCGCCGCCGCCGCCTGCAGTATCTCTTGAAATAACTGTAGGAGAATTTCCGCCATTATTTCCTTGGCCAGCAGTTCCCAAACCACCAGTGTTACCAAAATTTCCGCCTTCACTAGCGCCGCCGCCTGATCCTCCATTTGCTCCAGGAAAACCAGTGTTGCCATTTCCGCCGCCGCCGCCGCCGCCTCCAACTGCAGTATTCCCGTTGAAAACAGAATCACCGCCGTTAGCTCCTGTGGCATTTGAAATTTGAATAGGTGCGCCGCCTCCTATTGTAACAGTGTATGCACCTGCAGCCAGTACTGGAGGTGTAATTGCACCGCCGTAAGTTGTGGTTAAAAGATAACCGCCTGCACCACCACCGCCTCCTGCTGTAGTTCCAGCAGTACCGCCCGCACCGCCTCCTCCTACAAGGAGAAAATCAAAAGATGTAGTTCCATTTGTGCAGGTAACTGTAAAGGTTCCACTCGAAGTGAACGTATGGATTTTATCATTTCCAATTGTCGTGACAGTGCCGCCTGTAGCAACAGGAAATGCGCATCCACTAGCTGACTTCCAAAAAGAAAATGGGAAAGTTACAGCATAAACTTGAGTGCATAAAATGCTTAAGATTAAAAATAATGGTAAAATCTTTTTCATTTCTTGAACCTTTTTAAGTAAAGAATTGCTTTATTTAAAATATCTTCAGAATCTTTAAAGTATCCCAATCCAGGGTTACAATAATCACACAAAAGTCCTCTTATTTTTTTTGTCTCATGGCAATGATCAACAGCTAATCTCCTTTTGAATTTTGATTGATTCTCGCCGCAAATTAAACAATTTCCATTTTGGGTTAAAAACATTTCGTCATATTGTTCAATAGTTATACCAAAATTTCGTTTAAAATTAGTGCTTCTATTATAAACTTTTTCTCTAACTTTAAATTCAGGATTTTTTCTTCTATTACGCATGAAATCTCTGCGTTTAATTTTAAATTCAGGATCTTTTGATTGCTTTATAAAAGATAACTTATCGCACTCTTTGCAATGAGAACGAAGGCCATCTTTTTTACCCTTATGTTTGCTAAAAAATTTTAAATCTTTGATTTCTTCACATTTTGAACATTGTTTCATTAGTACATATCCTGCACAACTGATCCATAGATATCAACTCCATCACTGAAAAAAGTATAAACATCTGATTTTGCACCAATGGTTTGAGTTGGAGCAACTCCTCCTGCCCACTTAACGGTTGGAAATGTCAAAGTATAATTCGATGCGGTGTTCGTGACTCTAACCACAATTGTTTTTCCATCCTTCACGTTTGAGAAAGTAAAAGTCGTATTTGCAGAAAGAGTTTTTGAGAAAACATTTCCTAATGACCAATCAATTGCACTTGCACCAATTGCACTTGTCGGAGGGATTGGATCTGTAAATGAGAGCACTCCTGATCCATCAGTGGTGAGCACTTCAGTTGCATTTCCATCAGTGGTGGGAAGAGTGAAAGTATAGCTTCCTCCCAATGTTGGAGATTGAATGGTGACTGTATTTGTTCCAGCGCCTGGATCTTCAAGTACTAGTGAAGTGTTTGATCTTAATATTCCTGGTGCAGTTAATGCTCCAGCAGATGTCGCTGTGACTGCTTTATTTTCAAAATCAGTTCCTGCAGCATTGGTTCCAAAGAGTTGATTTGTAGATCCAAAAGCTAGGAATGTTGGAGCTCCAGTACCACCGCTTTGCACTAAGTAATTGTCTGTTCCAACTGAAGATAATTCGAAAGAATCTGCATCAGAGTAAACGAATGCTCCTGCTGAAGCTGTAGTATTTTTATTAGTTCCACCATTTGCAAGAGGCAAAACCCCTGATACATCTGCAGTGAGAGAAACAGCAGAAGAGGTTAAAATTCCAGATGCGTCTGAATGAACAATGCCTGCACCAAGTGTTGTGTCTAGTGACCCAGTCGATGTTATGCGAAAACGCTCAGTGTTATCTGTTCGAAATACAAGGTCAACAGTATCTGTTGTTCCAAGGAAGTTTGTTCCTGCATTAGTGCCAGCATTTCCAGTCAAGCTCCAAGCTCCAGCAAGAGATGAAACGCTATTCCAAGAAAGAACTCCTGATCCATCAGTCGTTAAAACTTCATTTGCACCACCATCTGTAGTCGGTAATGTCAGTGTATAATCTGCGCCTAATGTTGCAGCCTGAATTGTAGTAGTGTTAGTTCCTGCACCTGGATCTTGTAATATTAGAGCGTCATTTGTTTGAACAGTACCTTCAAATAAGTTAGCAGCTAATGGATCGTCAATTCTAACACCCCAACAATTTACAGCGATGCCACACAGAGTTGGCATACCTTGAAAACCCATTACATTATTGATTGATAATGAACCACCTTGAGCAAGTCCACCTGCAGCTCTAAACATTATCGCTTGATCAAGAGTGCCAGCGCCAGCCGAGTTTCCAAAACCTCCCAGGGCACCAGTCCAGGAATCCATAGTTTTTCCAGCGGTTCCATTTACTTGACCAACAAATCCTACGTCAACAAAGCCAAGTCTAAGAGTTGTGACATCTGGACCCCAATCGTCTTGAAAATCAATGACATGTGCAAAATTATTTCCGAACCCATAGGTAGAAGTAGGATCGCCAGAAGCAACTATTTCACTGCCTCCTATGTAATGATTTTGGAAAAAAGATGTTGCTCCAGGGATTGTAATTCCATACCCCATGGTTACTGACCCACCATCTGTTTCAATTGCTTTTTTTGCAAATGGATCTACAACATTAGCGTTAGATACATTTATTGATAAGCCTTTTACTTGAGAAATTGCAGCAGTAGTATTTACACTTGTTTGAATTGCAGTAATTCCGTTTGTAACAGTAGCCGCATTTTGTAATTGTGGTGCAACACTTAGAGCTGTGAAATTTGTTGCTGTAGCATTATTTACAAGCTGCGGATTTAGACCTAAACCAGTAACATTTGAAGCAACAACATTGTCTTGAAGTGTGCCTCCAATGGTAGCCATGTTCACGTTTGTAACTGTTGAAGTGCCTGCGAAATTAGGATTTACATTTAATGCCGTTGCACTAGACAATGCTGCAGTATCGTTTGTAGACAACCCAACGTTTTCACCAACAACGTTTGTTGCGGTTGAAGTTCCTCTTACTTGCACGTTTAATTGATTTCCGGTTACACTTTGAACACTAGCACCATCTCTAACGTCAACACCGTTGGCTATTCCATTTATATTTCCACTAATCACTGTAGTGTCAGAAAATTGACTATTTACATTTAAGCCTGTTGGATTATTTACAGTTGAAGTACCGTAAGCGGCCATACCTATATTTGCACCATAAATATTATTTGTTGATGCAGACCCAGAAATACTCGTGTTAAAATCAGATCCAGCTATAGATCCACTAACCACACTAGTTCCAGTGACAGAAAGACCGTGTCTTTCGGAGGTGACATTACTTATTGTGGCGTCATTTAGAGATGCATTGCTGCTAAAAAGGTCAGCGTTTCCAAAAATACCACCAGTTGAAGTTAAAAAACTATTAACCCCACCATAAGTGGTAATTTCATATCCTGATCCCACTTGAGTATCTAAGTTATTTCCTTTGTAGAGAGTGGTCACACCGCCTGATGTTGGAAAAATAGCAGATAAATCATTTACAGATCCATAACCAACAGTGCCACTTCCTTGAACGCTTAATCTTGAAGAACTAGCAAGAAGTTGGCCGTCATGATCAAATCCGGCATCTCCCAAATCGTACTCTAGAATATTTCTAAAACTTGTTTCATTTGCAGTTGTTGTGTTTCCTGTTGGAATAGCATTTTGTTGGAAATAATATTGCTCTTTTGTAGTGCCATCAACTGGAGTGAATGTTTGATTTGAATTTAAACCTCCAGCAGACAAAAAAGTGGTCTGAAGATTTCCATTTGTTCTGATTTGAAGATCTTGAGCATCTGTAGTGCCAAGAAAATTTGTACCAGGAGTGGTTCCAGCATTTCCAGTTAGAGACCAACCGGTAACTCCGGTGAGCATGTTGCTCCACTGAGTATCTGCTGCACCGTATTTAAACCAAAGCTCACCAGAACCCGCATTATCTCTTGATCCATATGAACCAACAGGTGCAGCTACACCAGCTCCTGCACTTGGATCAACGGTAAAAGTTCTCACTTCCTTATCGTCATTAAATTTAAATCCTAAACTTGTAAGCATTTTCCCGTACTGAGCTGATTGCCAGATCATGGGAGCTGCGCTGTAGGCAAGCTTTGTAAAGAGAAAGGAGCTTAAAAATAAAGCAAGGCTCACTATAAACAAAATAAATTGTTTTGATAAGTAATCCTTATGACGATTAAATGCATGTTTTATTCTTTTCATATTACCCCATGAAATTAATTACGATCTCACCACTAGTGACTGGAGTTGAGGTTAGAGATCTAACCCAAAGCCTGTCACCAATGGACATGATGTAATCTAGTGTTAAAGGGCCTTCTCCTCGGTTTGTATTAAACCCATCAGTGCTTGCTGCTGCAGCTCCTGCATTTGCTGCTTTTTTAAAGGATAAAGGTTCACCTAAAGTATTTGTAATGTGGATTTTTGTAGTATCTGCAATGAGAGCTGCTGCGGTTTCAACTTCGACATAAGCTCCTGCATTGTCGTTAATGTTGTCTACTGCAGTGTCATGAAATCTTGATTCGGTAACGGTGGTACCTGCTCCTGGAGCGGTTGGAACGACTGGAATTGCACCACTTGGATCAAGTCTAGGAATCGAATATCTTAAAATATCAAAAGTATCGGCTACAGATGGAGCTACACTTGTTGGGCCTATTAAATCAAAATAATCAGTTTGAACTGACTTTACACCTAATTGTATTCCAGTTAGCGCACCAGAAGTGAATTCTATTAAATCACCTTTTCTTACGGCGTGAGCGGTGGCATAAATTCTTGTGGTTGTGGAATTTGCTTCTACAGCGTCAGCAGATACTAGAAGAACAAACATGTTTGCCAGGACATCAAGAGCAGACCTTTTAGGTCCCGCTAATGGAGTACCTGAGATTGGATCTCCAAAGTTTGGTGCAAAAAGAACGTTCATTTAAGCCTCATTTCTTTTTTTCAACGTGGGCTTGAGCTTTTGTATCTTTTTTAATCAACATCCCTGTCGAAAAGGATAAAACAGCAGAAAGTATCGCTGCAATTATTGTAATTTTATAGTTAGTTTTTACAACTGAAACTTCTTTTAAAATTTCTTTTGTAACAAATCTTATTTCAGGTGAAGGGAGCTTATTCACCCGTTGTTTTAGTTCATTATTTTCAGATAAAATTGATCTGTAGTTTTCAGGCTCACGAATTACTTCTTTTTCTTGAATCTGATACACAGTTCTTATTTCAGGGCTTCTTTTAAGCTTCGTATTTTCATCGCTTAAAGTTTTAATGCGAGAAGAGAGAAATTCTCTATCTGAAGCAGCAGATTTACCCTCTACTTCAACGAGAATTTCTCTTATTCTCCCTTGAGCTAACCCAGGATGTAGTAAATGAATTGCCATTGTCAGCTCAAATCATCAAAACCAACGACTGATGAAGTAGAAGCATAGATGCCATAAACTTCACCACGCCAAAGATTTCCATCAGAATCGGTTAATTGAGCAGTTGCACCTGCAGGCACTCCAAATCCTTTTCCTGCTACCGCCGGACCTCCAAACGAAAGCCAAAGAATGATGTTGTGCGTATTTGTAATACTTGCCCAGCGCCTTGATTTATTTGCATTTAAAATCTTAGTACTGGAAGTAGTTACACTGATCGAATCCGCAAGTTCTTTTTTTGGTTCAATCATTTAATTACGCCCTTACTTCCTCAATTGCGATTTGAAATGAAAATCCAACGTCATCAACTAAAACGCCGTCTGTTCCATCGACAACTAGAATAGCGAAATCGACATAAGCATTAGCAGTATCAATTGCCAATACTTTGACAATTTGAGCAATAGTGTTTGTTGGTTCAAGCGCAGATCCAATGGCTGATAAGATTCTTTTCCCTGGGCTTGTAAGTGTAACTCTGACAAGTCCTGCACCTTGATCAGTTAAAGTAAAACCTTGGCCAGCAGCAACACTTGGAACACCGCCTGATACGGCTACTCTTCCCATCAAAATGCGTGGTTTTCTGTGTTGTCTTGCAGCTCTCATTGCATTTGTAGACATGATTAATCTCCTAGGTAAATGTTTTAAGTTTGGTTAAGGAGTGGATCAAAGACCCACCCCAAAGCCATAATTATTAGTCTAAAGCTGGAGCTTTAATCAGTTTCAAAATGGTCATGTGTAGAGCAACAGGATCAGTCTCTGTAGCACCGTCAGCGCCTGAGTTCACAACAAGTTTAATTGCACTAGTTGTTGCAGGTCCATCTTGGTTTACTTCCAAAGAAAGAGTATTTGCATCTGCTACTTCAATCAATGGTGCGCCCAATAATTTAATTGGAACCAAAGATAGATTTGCAAATGTTAAAGTCACGTCACCTGCACCGTTGTCAGTTAAAGTGATTGCTTCGTTCTCTGGGTTAAAAGAAATTGCAGGAGTGCCTGCATTCCATGTAATCGATAGAGGAATTTGTTTTAAGACTTTATCCTCTTTGTTTCCGCTCATAGTTTTCATGTGTATTCTCCAAATATAAAATGGTTAAAGAAAAGGGAAATTCCCCCCAAAGCAATCCATGCAATGGAGGGAATAATTTTAATCAAACAACGAAGTTTGTTACACGGTAAATTGTGTTTGGTTTGTTGCAGAAAAGCTCGAAGTAACCGCCGTAACGTGCTTCATACACGTCTTTGTCACGGTTTCTCATCAAGATAGATCCGTCATCATCAAACCAACCGAAATCTTGTCTTAAGATCAATTGAAGATATTTTCTTTTGACCATGTAGAGTTCGTTGTCTGGACACATTTTAGAAGCAATCATCGGAAATGCTCCTTCATCGCTCATTACTTCAATCCCTTTGAAGCCGATTAGGCCGCCAGTAGATTTTGCTTCTGCTGGAGCATAACGTTTATGTTCTTCAGATTGGTTTTTGAAGTTAGCAAGCGCTGCATGACCGCAAACGATTAAGTCTGGGCTTTCTGATTCTTCTTCAAGTTCTGAAACGAAATCATTGATGTCGTCGTAAACAATTGAAGAACCGCCAAGATCTTTATACAAACCTCTCATTTTTGGATAAGTGGTTTGAGAAAGACCATACAAAGTCCCTGCAGATGCTGGAGCTATTTTTGACAGTCCAGTGATCTCAAGGTCTTTGTTTCCTTCCCAGTACAATAGATCGTTGTCAGTTGGGCTTACAGCAGATCCAGTTGAAATTAGAACAACGCTTAAGCTTACAACTCCAGTGGTTGAATTCTTAGCAATGCTTTGAACTCTTACTGTCAATTGATAAACACCGCCAGTGGTGTAAAGATCAAGTCTTTGACCAATTGCGAAGTTAGCTTTTTTCCCTTTAGGAGCATTGGTTGACAACACGTCAAGATCAATAACCCAAGGAGAAACTTCTGTTCCAGCTCCAGTAATTGAAGCATCATCGATTTGGGCAAGCTTACCACTTGCATCACCGAATAAAGCGCGCTCAATCATGTGAAGAGAAAACCCTTCAATCAATGCTTCAGCTTCATCAACAGTTGCTTTAGCGAAAGCACCTTTGTCGTTGCGTGATTGAACGATAACTTCACGTTCATATTCACAAGTACCGTAAGCTTTAGCAGCTCTAAAAGCAGCACGGTCACGTTGAGCAGCACCTGGTTTTGGAAGGTTTTGCCCTTGAGCACGATAACCTAAGCCTGTTGCTACATCGAATCGTAATGGAGCAATAAATTGATCTCCAACCCAATCCACTTTTTGATTTTTTTTGATCATTGAATAAAGAGGAGTTTTTACGTTCTCAAGCGATAAAGGGCCTGCTCCGTAAAACTCTTTCATCCATGATTGATATGCTGTCTGGTTGACTACTCGTTCTGCCATGTTCCTATCCCCCTAGTTTAAATGATTCCAAATTCTTTTCGGACATCGTCAAATGATCTAAATTTTTTCTCAGTAGACTTCCCGTTTGAACCTTGTTGGGTTGTCAAAACTGTTTTTGCTCTCTTTGCCTGATCCCTAGCTTTCATTTCTTTTTCTTGAAGCTTCTTCTCATCGCGCAGTTCCATAACCACTTCGAAAGCGATATCTTCAAGAGTGATAAGCTCGTTTCCGCCTCGTAATTCTTTTGCGTACATGTCTTTGATATATTGCTTTTTGAATTTATCGCCTTTGAGCTCAGGGAATTGTTTTTCAACATCTGAGTACTCATTCTCGATTGCTTGAAGCTCTTGTTGAACAAGTCTAGTTTCTCTGTCGCCAGATAATTCCTTGATTTGTTGCTCTTGCTGTTCAAGCTTTTGCATCATCTGCAAATATCTTGGATCTACATTTTCTTGATTGTCTTCTGTTTGAGCTTGGCCTTGAGAATTTTGGTGAGGACGCTGTAAGCGCTTGCCTGTCAAAATTTCAGCTAACTCATAAGGATCTTTCTCAGCAGCAGAACGAAGTTGACCCATAAAGGATTTGAACTTTTGTTCAGTCTGAGCTTTTTCTTGCATCGCACGGCGACCGGCCATACCAAGAGAGGCTAATCTCTTTGTAGTTTCCCAGTCGACTTCAACGTCTTTGCCTCGGACTTTAATAGTCTCTTTTCCATTAGCAAACGGAGTAAGAGTTTTTTGTTCAGGATCTTTTTCTTGGTTCTCGGTGTCAGTTTCCTGAGTCGAGGTTTCAAGAGCTGTATCCTCCGCTTGAGTTTCAGGACTTGCTGAAGTGTCAGGCGTGGCTACAGATTCAGTTTGAGTGGTTTCGGTTCCGTTGTCAATAGTATCCATTTTAGATCTCCTTTTTATTCATCGTATTCGGGTTGAAAGCCTTGATATTCATCTCCCTCTCTTTGAGGAAAATTCATTCTGTCTGGAAGGTTGTCTGGAATTGGTTTAACTTTTTGTGGGATATGAGCGTTATTATAAACATAATTTAACGCATCGCAATTATGCACCAAGATGCCATTAGCAAAATATTCAGGGTAACTTTCTACTGAGAGGTTATAAACTTTTTTGGGATTAGATCTTTTTACGCCAACAGGTTTTAGTACATGCCTGTTGCTTGCTGTATTTGTTGCAGGTGTATTCTTTTTCGCAATAGATGCATTGTCTTGTTTCGTTGTCGATTCCAGAATCTCTTCTCTGTTTGGCATTACATTTGTTTGAACAATAAAAAGATGACTGAGCTTTTGTATCTGGAGCAGTGTATGTTTTTTTGCAAACTTTGCATTCAAGAGTGATTTTAGGACGATTTGAAAACACTTTTTTACCGTGTTCTTTATGCCAATCGTTGCCTTTTTTAGAGGCATGCCATTTTTTTGTTTTAGGTCTAATTTTTTCGAGTAAAGCCAATTGCTTTGAGCTTTTTCCTCGAACACTTCTTTCCCTAGAATGCTCTTCCCAATGTTGTTTTGAGGAAATGCACTCGAGGTTTGAAATCTCATTATTAAGGGTATTCCCATCCTTGTGGTGAATATGATGCCCTTCTGGAATTGGTCCTTTATGAAACTTCCAAATTTCTCTATGTAATCCTGTAATCCCTTTTTTAATCCAACCAGAATGTGGCCTAAAGTATCTTCGACAACTGCTTCGTTTTGAGTTTGGATATCTTCTAAACTTGATTCCGTTAAAGATGATTTCTTCTGAAAGTGGTTTTTTTGCAGGCATATGTCACTATTTTTTAAATTATCAGCTCTAACAAAGCCACGATTTTCTGTATATATTGGATGGTTTCCAGTGCATATCAAAATAGTTTTATCAGAGAATGTGATTTCAACTGTTTCTTGCAATCCAGTAAATCCTTGAGCACAAACTTTTTGATACCCATTTCTAGTAAGAGCAAGATCTCCAATGGAAATCGCTTCAATGGGAATCTCTCCTTGATCAGTTGTGATCATAGTTCCTTCAGCAAAACACAAATGATCATTACCGTCTTGGTCCCAAACGTAGTTGGCCATCTCATCAAGTAAGTAAACACAATCAGTTGATATTTTTAGTTTGTTTGTACGTAGTGCGTTAACAAGTTTTAGAAGCCTTGCTTGCTTGCGTAGATCTTTTGAAGTTTTCTCAGCAGGAGTCATCGATAAACCTACTGCTTCGTATTCAGCGATAATTTGCGGATCGATATCGGAGTAGGTTTCAACTAATTCAAAAGTTGTTTTCTCTTTGATTAGATCGGCGTGCTCTTTGATTAAGAGTTTTGACTGTTTGTATTCGGAGTAGATTAAATATTGATCACGCCTTGGTGAATAGGCCATCCAAAGACAAGCGGTGGGATCAGGGGAGAAACCATGGTCAACACCTCGCCAGTGGTAACAATGATCAAGCTCCCCTTTGTCCCAAGTTTTTGCAGTGTAAGATTCTTTCTCGAGTGCAAAAACTAAGCCTTCAAATACAACAAACTCACCTAGGATCTCTTGACGGTAAAGTGCATCTCCAATGCCGTCGTATTCCTTAATAATCATCTCTCTGCCTTTTTCTGAGATGAAAGGATTTTGGAACATGGTGCAGTTTGAGAAATAATAATCGTTATCTAATTTTGCTCGCTCAACTAATTTATGGAAATGGTTGTAGCCTTTTGGAGTAGAACCAACAAGCATTTGGCCGTTGTGATCGGCAAGCATTGGGACTACGACCTCTTTCACGACACTTGGATCACGCCAGAAGGCAAACTCATCTAGGATAACTAAACGCTTTCCCGATCCTCTAATTTTATCTTTACCGACATCAACGCCTTTTATTGTGACAATAGCGCCTGATTTTAAATGAACGTATTCTAGTCTTGAAGGATAATACTTCCAGGTTTTACCAAGCTGATTTTTTAGAACCTGATTCATTACAGGAGTAAAGATCTCTCTGCCTTGCCTTTGAGAGATAGTGAGGTACATGCAGTCTTTTCCATAGTCCTCGACATTCTCAACAACAAGCTCAGCGAATTCTTGCGTTTTTCCAGATCTTCTTCCCCAATTTTGAACAATATGTTTGCCTGCTTTGTATGCAAGCCATGTGTTCTCTTGTTCCATGTGGAACCTGTTTACAAAGTATTCAAGAGGTCTTTTAAACATTTCGTTTAGCCTCTAAGCCTTTTAAAACTCTCTTGATATGACAGGGCTTACATTCACCGTAAGGATAGCCATTTGATTTGTAGTATTCTTTATCTAAATCCTTATGCTTTTTGCATCTCGAGCAAGGCCTAATCCATTTGCCATCTTCTTTGTAACAGCCTGCATGAGTTCTTCTGTGGATCATGGGAGTGATGCATTCAAGATTCTCAAGTCTATTATCGTTTTTGATCTCGTTTCTGTGATGGATCTCAAATCCTTTAGGAACAGGACCGTACGCCTTCTCCCAAACTACAATATGCTCATAGCGTGTCTTTTTTGTGACCTTGCAATATTGCGCTACATAGGAGGGCTTTGACATTAAAGTTTCTCGACAACAAGTTTTGAAACTTCAACCGAACCATCTTCAGTGTAGAGGCCAATACTTCCAGCAATGTCTTTGATTTTAGCTGCATCAATTGTTGAAGTAGAGATTTGTTTTCCGTCTTTAAATACGGTAATTTTTCTGCCTATTTTTTCAACAATGACTGACTGATCAACAAGAAAAGGAAATACAAATTGAGGTGCTGACAGATTCCAGAAATACTGCCCAACAGAGTCATAAGCGTAACCACCTTCTAGGCCTCCAGTGCTTGGTTTTGTTTTAAAAGCGATATAATTAAATGGTTTTGCATTTTGGTTTGTAGTCGCATTGAAAATAAACCATAAGCATCCCTCCCAAGCGTTGTAGGGAGTGCCTATTCTTGTTGCAGCTTTGTTTTTAAAACTAATTGTAGCTCTAAAGTCTTTAACTGGATTTGCATCAAAGTATTTGCTCATGAGAAAGATCGATGTTGTTCCAATTGCTTTTCCACTTGAATCAACTCCACTTTGACCAGTGATCTGTCTTGTAGTGAAGGAAACCTTTTCGCCGTCAAACTTTGTTAGAGCGCCGTTTGAATTGCTGTTTCCCCAAACATCGCGCCAATCGTTTATAGTAAACTGTAAACTATAAACCTTGGGGCTTGGAGTTGGCGTTGGAGAAGGCCTAGGCGTTGGGCTAGCAGTAGGAACCGGTGTAGGCACTGCAGTTGGAGCAGGAGTGGCAGTAGGGCATGGACACGTACACTGAGTTGGTTTTGCTGCCATAGCAAAGCTTTGAATGGATATAAGAAATAAGAATAAAAGTTTCATGGTTTTTTCTTTCTTTGATTAAGTAATTCTTGGGCTTGTTCTTTTGTAAGGGATGGGAAGTTTGGTTCTGCTTCTTTTTCGGTATCGCCTGAGACATCGTCAAACAGCTTTAAATACTTTCCAAGCATGTCCATGGCTTTGGGCTTGTCAAAAAGCTTCATTTTCTTTTTCACGCCGTTTTCAGTATATTCTGTTGAGATTTCTTGGATAGTTGAAGATTCTCGATCCTCTAATTCATCTGAGGGAATGAAAGTCATTTCTTCAGCAGTCCACTTCGAAACATTCTTTATGTCAGAGAAAGCAAGCTTTTGGATTTCATCGACTAATCTTTTCTTTAAAGCCTTCTTATCAGGGATTAAATTATTTAAAATGTTGTCCACTGCGTCTCTAATGTAAGGCTTTCTCAGCAAATCACTTCCGTATTGCTCAGGCGCTATGGTTTCGAATTTTGCTTTTTTTACTGCGTAAGTAGCATTGAGGGATTTGACATATTCCGTTACAAAAACGGTTTCTTGTTCAGATAAACGTCTATTTTCAGCGTTTTTTTCGTTCATTCCTTGAAGTTTGTTCCGGAGTTTGAATAAGTTTAATCAATTAAACTGTTAAATGTCCTGAACAATGTGATGTTGAGTTAACAATTTAGAATAATCAAGAGAAATGTTGTTTCGCCTTGCGTTAGAAGCTTATTTGCTGTATTATGCAGGGCATAATGAGTTTGGAAGGAAGTTTATGAAGACAAACGAGATAATTAAAGAATACTTAACACTGTGCGATGAGCTTAAATCTCTTGAGAAGAAGAAATCTGACTACCGAGAGATGCTTTTGGGCATTGGTGAGCACAGGACTGATCAGTTTGAGGTTAAAATCGTTGAGTTCTCGCAAGAGAGGCCAGCAAGTTTAGATATGTTTGTTGAGAGGTTTGGCCGAGGGAAGCTTCGAGGGTTAATAAATAAGATTGAAGTAAAGCGATTAAATATCAGTGAGGTTCGGTCATGAAGCACGAGAGAAACGTTAGGTATTGTGAGGTTTGTAACAACGAATTTGATTTAGACGATATTCTTGAGGACGATTTTGTTGTTGCGGATACTGGCGAGGCTTTTTGTTTAGATTGTTTTAAAGAAACTACCCAAGATGAAAAGTCTCCTGCTTTTTTAGAACCTATTTGTGCAGGAGAAAAATTATGATTTGGCTATTTTTGGGCATCGCATTCTTGGGATTACGCGGAGTATCGCAGGCTTTTGACGATCATTTTGAGGGAGATCCTAGAGATTGGGACGGTGAGTAGGAAGTTTTTTTAGAAAGGCGGAGATTTTTTCCTTTACAGAAATCGTCCCCGCCTTGTAGATTTGTTTTTGCGGAACTAATCTTAAGGTTAGTTTAAACACTTTTTTAAGATTAAAACAAATAAAAAATTTGAATTCCGCGCAAAAAGAAGTTGGGTTTCTTATCGGAGATGCAAACAACATGTCTGAAGCCCTGATATTATTCGCGTTATGGTCACCTTTGAGTTCTGAGCGCGACAAGCAGAGGGTATGAGCGAAAGCTCGGGATAACTGCGTGGTAACCGCTGACTGCTACACCAGTCGGAAATGAATATCCCCAAAAGCCGTAGTGTTAAGAACAGGCTTTACCGCAAAAATGAAAGGCTCGTCCTATACGTAAAATCGTATGTTCGACTGCGGAGAACCTAGTGGAAAATGAAGAATGGAAACGTTCTTTTTTTTTCGTTAGGATATCTCCGCTATTTTTCAGGCTGAACCTACCGTAAAGGGTTTTAAATAAGGAATTAAATGAATCGAATTAAGATAAAGATTGCTAGTAGTAATCAAAGAAAAAAAAGAAAAAGATGTTCTCATAAAAGAGAGGTAGTCGAGATTGAGTTTACTGACGGATCTGTTCATCTTAGTAATCACTGTCTACTTTGTGGAAGCAATCTATTTTTAAAAAAAGAAAAAGAAAAAAAAGATTATAATCAAGAAATATTGGCCACTTTAGATTTATGTTGGAGAAACTCTCATAATTTAAATAATAGACAAAAATTATTTTTAGAATCTTGTATTCAACAATTTGAAAAAAAGAATTGGTTAAGTTTTAAGCAAATGAATATTTTAAATTCATTCTTTCAATCTCTTTTAACAAAAAAATCTAAAGATAAACCTGGTTTTGATTTGCCAGAGTTTTAAAGGAGAAGTAAATGGATCAGTACGGAAGTTTCACAACTAGCAAAGATGATATTGCAGAAATTAAAGCTGCATTTGAGCAACATGGAGATATTGTGTTTCCATTTAGCGGCGATCAAATAGGATCAATGATTTTGCATATAAGTCGAAGATTTATAAAGCTAGGAATAATGCCTTTTGGAGGAAATCCAAATGGCAGAGTTTATCTTGGAGTTTATGGGCGTGGATGCAATCATTTTTCTCAAGATAAAATTCATTTCTCTTATTTTGTTGAAAAGTTAAAAATCTCTCAAGAAGAAGGTGAATGGCTTGAAAAGCTTTGGGAAGGATTATTTTAACATGATTGAAGAAACTTACGAAGAAACAATGACTCGATTAAAGAGAGAAATAGCTTATTTAAAGGGCCAAGTAGAAGGCTATCGTGAAATTGTTGATATTTTAAGTGGAACTAAAAGAAGTGAAATTATAAAAGAATTAACAAATAAATTTAAAGAAATAGATAAGGGGATAAAACTGAAATGAAAGCTAATTGGAAAGAATTGAAAACAGACGAGATTGTTCATTATTATGGTCCTGGAATATCAAAGTTTCATCTTAAATCAAAAGCTGTGGTTTTAAATATGACGATAAATAAAAACATGATTGATATTTCTATTGATGAAACTCCTTCTGGTTCTCAAGATGGAATGCTTATTTCACACATAACTGCTCATCGATGCCAGATCCGTAAAATCAAACCCAAAGAACAAAAGATTAGAGTGACTAAGAAACAATTGGCTGAAGCTTATAATAAAGCAGTAAGAACGGAAGCTAATAAATTTAATTATATACAAGATTCACTTGTCTTAAGAGAACTTCTAAAAGAACTAGGATTTAAGGATTAGAATTGAAAATTTTTATTTTTGGTATGTTTTGTTTTTACGTATTTAGCTCAGTATCCTTGGGTTTAATAGCCGGAGTAATCTTTCAAGATAAATTTTACTATAGAACTCCTGCTTCTTATATTTTCTTTCTAGCTGTGCCTGCTAACAGGTTCGGCTATTGGATGTCATCACGGATGAAGCCAATAAATAAAGATGAACTTTTATTGAAAGAATATGAAAGCCTAGTAAACGTGGTTGACGAATCTATTATTTTATTAGAAGAGGATTCTTTTGAAAATTGGGATATTGTTCATAGAAATCTAAAACGACAATTATACTATATTGATTTATGTAGGAAAGAAAAATGAATATCAAAGAACTTGCTGAGAAAGTTATAGCACACGAGTTAGGTGCTAGTAGGGGTGCTTCAAAAACTCTAGCCAAATCCGTTTTGATTATGCATGAGGCTTTAGAAGAGATTATATTAGGAGATGACCATTACGGAGTTGCTAAAGAAGCACTAGCCAAGGTTCAGGAGTTGATAAATTGAATTATTTGGTAAATGCAGTACTAGAAGAGTTAGAGCTTAAGTTACATATGCATCTTGATCCGGATAATTCTCAAAAAGCAAAGGCTATTGTAAGTAAGTTTCTAGGTGAAAGACTAAATGTAATTGGTTTAGAGTATGTTTGGGATATTGAAATTGAAAAACAAGCTAATGATAACTTTTTTGATAGAGCTGATGAAACCTGTTGTAAGCAATTGGCAACTCGTTTATTTAAAGAATGTTCAAAAGAGGCTATTAATGAACCGTTTAAAAGAGGTATTAGATACTCTTTAGTTTTTCTAAAAGGATCACAATGACAATTGTAGCAAATAAACGAGATATATTTACCATTGGAATCACTTTAAGTTCGATGTATTTTGAAATTTGGTTTGGATGGGTAGGATTTATGATTTTATGGAGAACACAAAAATGAACCACCTAAGAGAATACGTATACAGAGTTAATTGCCTAAAAAAGAAAATGAAAACTCTTAATAGCACTGTTTATAACAACTGTTTGGCTATCGAGGGATTAATAGAAAAAATAAATTCTTCAACTAAAGAAGAAGAAAAATTAGTATTTTTAGAACAAATTCAAGAATACACAATGGACATGCGAATTCATCTTGAGGAATTTCAATGAACCTAGAAACCAGAATTAAAGAAATTAAAGAGCGGATGGGCAAGGCCACTCCTACTGATGGGACTATATCATTTGTGGAAGGTTCAATTTCTGGAGAAATCGATAGTTATCATATTCATACCGAAGTAGATGGTGAAATAATTGCAGACTTCTATTGGGATAAGGAAAATGATTGTAGATTTTATGCCCACTCACGAAGCGACATAGAGTTTCTGGTTGAGGCTTTGGAGATTGCTTTAGATAAAATAAAAGATTGTAGTAATGATCTTCATTACGAAATGTGCCACAGTCACGGACCTGAAGATTGTTTTAAAAAACACCTTAAGGAATTAGAAGAACTTGCGGAGAAGAAGTGATAGATGAATAAATCAAATCATGGCCATCTTTGGGTTAATATTAATTCCACTGGCTTTGGAAATCCAATAAACGCTTGCTCTTATTGTGGCATAATTCAATTTGATAGATTAAGAGGAACTCCTTGCCCTACTTGGTACAAGCCACCTGAAAAAATAGATTCCTTAGAAAATTATGATCAACTCAAAAAAGAGAATGTAAAATTAAGAGAATCACTAGAATTTCTGATGCTAGAATTTTGCGATATCGTTTGCTCTAATGGACCATGTGTTGATGCTTGTATTGATGCAACAAAAGTTTTAAAAGAAACAATTTGGTTAAAAAAAAACAAGGTTTGATTTTTGCAGTAGTATCCATTTTTCTCTAAAAAAGAGGTTAAAATGGACTTTGAAATCGGAAACCTGATTAGATTTTCTATGATACTTTACTCATTTGGAATTTTATTTAAGCTATACCATTGATTATGAACAAAAAAGAATTTCACCGCCCTGGAACTCCAAAGAAGTACATCAACTTTAAAGACTACGTTTGGCAGATATTCCATTCCAGTGACCATGAAGCCAAAGAGGATTTAATTAGGCTTTATGGGATTATGAAAATCGATCAAATTCTTGATGAAGAAAAAGAGAAAAGAATCGCTAAATTATAATTGACTTCTGTTTGTCACTTGCCTTAGATAATCCTTAAATTGCGAGACTCACTAATTAAACAACATTTAAACTTTAGCAAAGCTCACCTCCGTCTCGCAAGATAATGTGAGCTTTGCATTTAAATCAGTGCCACATGGTTATCTCCACTCACGATAGATCTGTGGCACTGGTTTTAAAAAGGTTTTATGGAAAAGATTAGCAATTTTAAAAGTTCTAAGATCTGGTCTGAAACATATGGGTTACCACTCAATATGGACCGCAACAACCCTCACCTCTATCTTGCCTACGCTTTAAAACTAATTAACCCATCAGAGGGGATTTACGAGAAAGCTTTTTTTGATCTAGCATCTGAGTTTTGCTGGAAATGCTATGACGTCGATTCCGGGTTTTATTGGCGTTGGCCTACAAGGCTAGGTGGGGTGACTTCTCACGATGAGTTAATTGGGATTTCTTATTACGCTCCAACAGGTCATCCAAGGCAGATTGATATCTCGCTTAAGAAAAAAGGAGGTTATTACAACAATGAAACTCCCAACGCTCAAGATATCCTCTCTTTTTTTCGTTATAACTTGCACAGATTCCCATGGGCCATTGCTTTTATAAAAATGAGGGCCAACGGTAGGGTTAGTCTATTCCATTCAATTTCGTGGTCATTCCATTCGATTTTGACCTCATTCAAAAGCCCAAAGAGTGCGGGATCTCATCTCATGGTTTGGCTTATGAGTGACTCGATGAGTAATAACGATGGATTATGTGACGTTGCGTTATGGATTTCTAATCTGGTTAAAAAAGTTTCAGGTAGGAATTACTCACTTGAGAATCTTTTTAAGATTTATTTTCCAGATTTCCCTCAATATGCAGCGCTTGCAAAGGAGTTCGACCATGGACGAGAATCAACTCCAGTTTGAGTTTACAAAAGAAGAGCAGTTAGATTTTAGTTTTTTGAAAGGTAAAAATGAAAGTTAAATGTTTATTTGGATTTCACAAATGGATTGTTGAACCAAATCCTGATTGGTCTTCTAAAGATAGAATCTATCTTAATTGGAATGACTCAAAACGATTTCGATGCTTGAGATGTAATAAAACTAAACCCTTAATAACCATTATAGCATTATGAGAACGTGCCCGAAGTGCAATGAAACCAAAGATTTAAGTCTATTTAATAAATCAAAATCCAAAGCATCTGGAGTGGATACTTATTGCAAGGAATGTACAAAACTAATTAGAAAAAGTTTAAGTACAAAGGAAAAAATAAGAAATAGTAAATTATCTGATCATGAGGTCACTCAATATCAACGAATGTGCAGATCTTTTTGTAATGGGAAGGGACATCCTGAGCAAACTGAGGAGCTCTATGACATTGTGATTGATAAAGTTTTAAAAGGTCAGGAGATCTTTTTAGATATTTGTTACATCGATTTGATGCGAAATAAGTTCGGGAGATCTAAAGCAGGTGAAGTCGGTCCTAAGTATGAACTTAATCATGCCACTTCTTTTGATAAACTTGAAGATTACAGGTCTGTAAAGTATGAAAGAAAACAGGTTGATATTATCAAAGAGCTTAGAGTTAAGTTTGCTGAAAACCTAGGTGAGCGAAGGCTTCTTGCCTTTTTTTTGAATACCTTTTTTGAAATGCAAGTGTCTGAGATTGCAGTCTTGTATGGTGTTACCGAGGGTTTTATTTCTCAGATGATTACCTATGTGAAGAATTATATAAAAGAGAATGATGAGGATTTTAAAAATGACTAAAGATCAGCTTTATCTAGAAATAAAGAGTGGAAGAAGATTTAAATTAAAACCATCTTTTAGTTCGTTTCCCCGTGATGAATGGATTTTACCAGATGGTTTAAATCTTATCCCAGCAAGTGTATTCTATGAATATGAAATAGAACTAGAACCATTGCCTGAAAAAACATTCACCGAAACTCAAATCAAAGAAGCAGTAGATTATGCTACACATCCAGCATATGTTGGGATCAGTAGAAGTAAACTTCTTGAAAAATTAGAAATAAAATTATGAAAGATTTTAAAGATAGAAAAGTTTTCCTAGAAGGAACGATTATTAAAGATGAGATTTTTGTTCGAGGATTCTTTTTAACGCCTCAAAAAACAATAAAGCTTGCAAGATGGATGCTTGAAGCTGCACATTATATTAATCAAATTAAAAAGGAGAACACCATGGCTAAGAAAAAAGCTGCAAAATCAAAAAAGAAAAGTAAGAAGTAAGTTTAAAAAGTAAGATAGGTATTGAGCTAAAACTCGGGAGAGTAAGAAGATCTGAAACCGATCTCGCCTATCTTTTTAAATTATTATTGTTTCAAGGAGAAAAAATGGAATCAAATCATCAAAATAGCTGGACCGATAAAGCTTATAAAAATTTCAACGCAAGACCAATTACAGATAGTCAAATTTTGATAGTAGAAAAAATAAAAGAAACTGCTTCCATGTTATGGGATCAGCTCGACAATATTTCTGTTACTCCTGGAAATGCTGAATCAGGCAGACTTGTTGCTTTAGCAAAAACTGATCTTGAGAACACTGTTATGTGGGCAACAAAAGCAATTTCTAGACAGTAAAAGTTTGTGACCGATGGGAGAACTTAAATGAACCATCCTGGCAGGAAGGTCAGAATGCCATCACAAAAAAATAGGTCGCAGTATGGTGCGGGTAAGAGTCAAAATCCAAGACTGCCTATTTTTTTAAATTATTATCATCTCAAGGAGATAAAAATGAATGGTTTAATGCAGATGGCAAATGGGTTTTTAATTGGGATTGGGTTGATACTAGCATCCACTGTAATGCGTGTTCTTTTTCACATGAACTTCTGTGGGTAAGACAAAGGGACATAGTGTTTAGGCGAGCGGGAGTCGCGTCCTACCATCAAATAATTTCAGTTTACAATCACTTAACAATTTATGACTACCTACGATATTCAATCTTAAGTATTCTTTAGATTATATATTCATCTCTCTTATTAGGAGCATAAATGGCAATCAAAACAAGATCAATCTCTGTCACCTGGAAATGTGACTTCTGTGCTGTTGAAATTACAACTGATGGTGCAAATCCTTTTAAAAAACTTGAAGTGACCGTACCTCCCACTCTTGATAATCCAAGTGGAAAGCATTCTTTTGACATCAGTGATGATTGTCTTTTGCTTACAAATCTAGCGCCTCTTGTTGCCTTGGTTGATCCATGATTGAAATCCGATCTGGGTATTATTGTGAATTACTCTGTCAAAAACCACTTGAGCAATGGCAAATGACGCGTTCTTTTGAATCTATGAAAATGGAGTATGATCTTTTGCATTGTCATGAGTTTACCGATACTCAAATAATTGAGTTTGCTCATGCTTTACAAAAGAATAAATCTAACAAAATTTTCTACTTAGTTCCTCTCACAATTTTTATAAGCATTTTAATAAAAATTTGTTTACATCTTAAATCTTAAACTCTATTGATTAAAGAGTGGAAGCTGTAGGATAGTTAATTTACCCTGAATACATTTTCGTATGGTCTTACGGCTTCCACCTAAAACCAAACGGAACGTGAGGAAGATGGCCTTTGAAGCTGTCTTCCTCGCTACACAAAATGATAAAAATATTGCCTGAAGATTTCAAAAACCATTGGAATGAGAATTTATCTAACGAGGATTATCACGCCGATAAAACCTCAGTCTCAAGCTCCGGGCTAAAGCATTTAATTAAATCTCCAAAGCATTTCAAGAAGCTTTATCTAGAAGCTGAATCAAAACCTGACACTACTGCCATGCGCTTTGGAAGAATTGTGCATCTTGCACTCCTTGAGCCCAACAAGTTTAAAGAGAAGGTAAAGGCCGTTCCAAATTTTGGAGATCTAAGACTTTCAATTAATCGTGAGAAGAAAAAAGAATGGCTAGCAAGCTTGCCAGAAGGTGTTGAATTTGTAAGCACAGAAGAATACGACGATCTCCTTCAAATAATTGATTCAGTCTTAGAAAATAAGTACGCCGCAAACTTAATTAAGGGAGCTGTTTTTGAATGCTCAGGTTTCTTTCGAGATCCTGAAACAGGTCTTTCTTGTAAAATAAGGCCTGATATCATGAGACTTGATCTTGCTGTTTTGCCAGATGTAAAAACCTCTGCTTTTCCCGATAAAGAGACTTTCTCCCGAGAAATCTGGAAGTACAGGTATGATTTGCAAATTGCGCATTATATGCTTGGCATTGAATGCATCACTGGAAAGCGCCCAGAGATTTCATGTTTTATCGTAGTAGAAAAAGAACCCCCGTTTGAGATTCAAGTTTTCGAAGCCGATGTAGGCATGATAAGTCGTGCAGACCTTGAGCTTAGAGTGCTTTTAAATAAGTTACATGAGTGCGTAAAAAACAATCATTTCCCAGGCAGACAAGGTGATTCAGGTCCACAAATTATAGGGCTACCGCCGTGGACTGATTCAATTCCTTATTTAGGAAATTAATTAGGAGGAAGCAATGGAACAGACATTTGAGGATTACAAAGAAATTACAGTTGAAGATGCAAAGCAAGAAGTAGAGTTAGATCTGCCAAAAAAGGTTGAAACTGTATCTCAGCCTCCAGCAAAGATTGATAAAC